TGTCTTCAAAAAATCCTTGTAGAAATGATATGTATATAAAATGACCAAGAATAGACCATATTATTGTCATTATTACTACAACTATAAATAGAATGATGTCTGTTATGAATTGTGTCATATTAGCTTATTTTAGCGACTTATGTGGATAATTCGTGGCTATATCAGAGTTGTTCTTTTACTGTACATTCTTCTTCTTTATAAACTACATCATCAGGGAACAGAACACCATACCGATGACTACCATAGTAATCATCTAGCATTGTTACATTTTCCCATCTACGACTGTTCGGTCTTTTTGCTTTTGCTCTGAAGTTACTCATATATTGTTAGTTTAGCGACTTAAGTGGATAATTCGTGGCTATATCTGAGTCTTTTGTTTCTTGTGCATCTGTATCTGATTAAGCATACAACCAACAACATAGTTAGTTCTATACTCTGGTTCTATACTCTGGTTTTATATTATACTTATTGAAGAACTCATCAACAGTCATTTGAGGTTAGTTTATTTGATTGTTTTCTATTTCTTCTTTTAGTTTATTTGCTAGATTTATATTTTGCATAGATTTATATTAAGATTTGGCTTAGTTGAGGTATTTATATATATTATTTAGAGGTATTTATATATATTATTTAGAGGTATTTATATATATTGTTTATTGGAATTTAGCTTAGTTGAGGTATCGTTTGAGTTGGTTTTTACATCAACCCAACCCCACTCCCCCCCAAATTTCCCCGATAAATACTCATATTTATTTAGGTTTGCTTATACCCTGCTATAATTGTACCATATAAAAAAAAGTTTGTCAATACCTAAACAAATGGCTAAACCCAGCCAATAAACCAATGAATGCAGAGAAATGAGTAAGATTAAAAACGCCAAACCGTGTTTCTACTCGAGCGGAATGGGAGGACAGCCTGTTTCAGTGTTTGAAAATCATGACTTGCTACCGATATGATGCTAGGACAGTAGCTCTCCTGCCCGACTATTTTTTGTTAGATATTATCGTAGTTTTTGATGGTTTTTGATGGTTTTTGATGGTTCTTTGCGACTTTTGTGGCTATGAGCATTCCTTTGCTCTGCACTTTGCGACTTATATGGAACATTCAGACGCTAAAAAGAGGGATGGTTTTACCCATCCCCTTTTCTGCTACAATGAGGCAATGTAGTCAATGATTGACATACCTGCATCATTTGCTTTTTGTCTAACATCTGACAATGCTTTTAGATTTTCACGGTTTGCACGCTTTGAGCCTGCAGTCCTGTGAATTTCTGCCACGCCACGAATTTCAACTAACTCGGGAGCATATAACTCGCCGTCTACTTCAAAATTGCCGTCGTCGTTTTTGCTTGCATTGTAACTTGACAATGTTTTTGTTGTACTTTCAAGTCCTTTTATTGTTGACATAGTTTTGTTTACCTGTTGCTATTATGTAAGGTGTATTACATAATAACTATAATTTGTTAAGTAACTATTATTATAATAGCATCATTTTTTTATTTTGTCAACACCCCTAAAAATGAATAAATTCGGGGATATAAGGAAGGGGGGGTTCAAAAACCCGAATCAAGAGTAACAGGCTACCCCATATATATATTAGACATGCCCTTCCCCCCACACTCCCATTCTCACACATTCTCACACATTCTCCCATTTTACCATTCCCCCACACTCCCACATTCACTTTTATGTTATAATATCATTATTTATGCTAATTTATGCCCATTTGCGTCCACGTTTTCGGCTCTTTTTTTGCTCATTTATCGCTAAGGCTACACACTTTTTAGAAGAAAACGGAGCTGACTGTAACACTTTTCTGTTTCATACGTCTACTACAATGAAAGGGGTTAAATTTGTCAATTTATAGAGGAAAAAAGAAACAATCATGAAAAAACTTACAGACAAGAACATTAGATTCTGCGAAGAATATATTGTAGCTAATTATAATGGTACGGAGGCTTATCACCAAGCTTATACTAATCCAAATAAAAATACATGTGCAGTAGAAGCACATAGACTTCTTAATGAGGTAATGATTCAAAACAAGATAAAAGAGATAGAGGGGGATTATAGGATACTGGGGCATTCAATGGGAATCGATAAGAAGTTTATTTTAAAATTATTAAAAGATCAATTTCAGGCAACAAAACCTGTTAAAGACGGGGGAGAGACTAAGGATAACATTGCGATAAATAATGCAATCAATACCTGGGCTAAACTTACAGGAGAGTTTGCTGCAGAAAAACAAGAGATTATTACTACAGATATATCTGGTTTAGATAGAGATCCAACGGAAATGACACCAGAAGAAAGAGCTAAATTAGAGAAGAGCATTTTAGAAGAACTATAGAAGAACTTTAAAATAAGGAGGTAATATGGTTTATTGTCATAATTGTGGTCGCTTTATACACGATCTATTACCAATTAAAGATTCTGAAACATGTTGGAAATGCAAATTGGAATGCAAATCATTTTATAAGGAGAAGACGTGTGAAAACAAAAAAGAAGAAGAATCTACATCATCTAACACCAAGAAGCCGAGGAGGCAAAAGCACAAAAAGGAACTTGCTTGATATCTATATCGAGCGACACATTGCATGGCATCAGTTGTTCAGAAACAGAACACTGAAAGAGGTAATATCGCTTTTGAAGCGATTAGATCGGCTGAAGAAAGCAGGCACAAATGGTAGTAAGATGCAAGTTATGTACAAAAAAGATTTACTGGGCTGATGTGTCCGAAAAAGAGTTGAGGTGGTGTATTTGCCACAAATGTATTAAGAATGTAGTATTCTTACCATCAAAAGATGAAAGAGTCTGCATACCAAAAGATAATTTAAAAACATAGCTCTTTATTAAAGGGGGGTTGTCCAGAACAACAAAACTTTGAGCCTAGCTCAAATAATACCATAAATGGAACATACCCCCCCATTTTTCTAACTAATAACTACAAACATATGCCCAATGGAGTACCAAGAACAGATAAAGAACGAATGGCAAGACATAAATCAAAATATGGAAATTCTAATATCCCAAAACAAAGACAGGGGAAACAAAGAAGAATAGGTAGAAAATAACGATTTTAAAATGAGTGACGTTGTATATTTAAAAAAACTATATCAAGATCAAAGGCTGCAAGATTTAGAATGGGCAAAATGCGTACAAGATCCATATTACTTCATGACGCACTGGGCTAAAACCCTAGATGTGCATGACGAAGAAGACCCAATCAGGTTATTTCCTAAAAAAGAGTACATTAAGATTATAGTAGATATTTGGCATGCTAGTCAATTACTACTTGTTCCAAAGTCACGTCAAATGATGATGTCTTGGATCTTTACTACTCTATACTTATGGGACACACAGTTTCATAAAGGAAAATTAACATTTTTTCAATCTAAGAAGTCAGATGATGCCGATGATTTAGTCAAACGTGCAAAGTTTGTCTACGACCATGAGCCCCGTTTTCTTAAACGTTTTTATGAGAATGGTCAGTTCCATGAGTTAAAGTGTAATCCACAGCACGCTGGACAGCATACGCAAGGGAAATTGACCTTTCCCCAAATAAATTCCGAAATCAGGGGTATACCTGAAGGAGGAGATATTATACGTATGCATACCGCATCAGGAATATTATCTGACGAAATGGCTTTTCAGCCAGAGGCATCAGCAGCTTACACTGCCTCGAAGCCTACAATTTCAAGTATGGGTAAATTCACTGGGGTAAGCACGGCAGAAGATAATACTTTCTTTGAGGATATGGTGTTTGATAGAATAGACACAGTTTAAATATAGTTCTTTTATTATAAATAACAAAAAATGTATGTATTATCCATTCAAGGAAATCTCTGTTTATGAGTTAAGAGAGTTCATTAAAAAATATAAACCGAAAAGTTTAACGTTGAATATTGTTCAGGCAGATCAAATATATTCAAAGTTAGATGTGTTCCCATCAAAACCATTACAATTTAATGAGTTTAGTACAGAAGAACATCCGTTAGAACATCCGTTATCATTCGAAGGTTTACCAGTAATAATATTATAATATGCCAAAAGAAGTATTAAAGAGTAAAAAAAAACTCAAAAAGATCGTAAAAAAAGTCTCAAAGAAATCAATAAAGAGAAACGTAAAGAAGAGGATACTTACAAGTGGGGAAAACAATCAACTGTTTAACTTTCTTTGTAACCACGGAACAGAGATGCTTATTTGTTTACGCTTAACACATCACAAGGTTTATTTCGAAGATGGTCTTCGTGGAGACGACGCAAAAAGATTAGATAATGAAGTTGCTGCAATGATTTATGTTAATCCAACGTACTTAGTTGCTACTATAAATATAGCAAAGAATGTTAAGGAACTGTGGAGAATAAAAAGATATGAAGTAATCCTCGATATATTAATACATGAGATATGCCACATTGTAGTAGATCCATTATATTTTTCTTATGAGAACTGTGTAAAGGAACATACACCAAAAGATTCTATACAAAATTTTAAAGAAGGTGACAAACAAAGAGAACAGATAACAGAACATGTAAGTAGATGGGGTTCTAGATTATATAAAGATTATAGAAAAGAAAATAATGTTAATTTAAAAACTGGAAAATGTATAAGGACATCAAGAAAAAAGAAATCATAAAAGGCTTAAAGTATTGGAAAAATCCAAAAAATAACTTTAGCGTTCTGATGTTACATTATACAGCAGATCCATATAAAGATCCAGACAGACATGGTAAAGAATGGTTCGAGAAAGAACAAAAGGGGGCTCTGAAAGCTCTTTGGAATAAGGAGATGGAAGTAGACTTTACCACTAAGTCTGGTAAACTAATATTTGGACCAGAGTACTGTGACTTTGATTCAAATACACATTTTATTGACTCATTTCAATATGAGAATCCTGTTGAGCAACTAATAAGCCTAGACTTTGGTCAAAGGAATCCAACCTGTGCATTAGTTGGTGTATGGACGACGCAAAATGTTCTTTACATAGTAGACGAGTACTTCAACCCAGCTATACCATCTGTCACTTCACGTGAAATGTTTGATAAGTTTGGTTATTTAATGGGTGGTGTTGATAACCTTGGAATAAATGATCGTAGAAGTAGAGCTATTAATCGCTTTGGTGTAAGGGTTATTGATCCAACTACCAGAGCAAAAAATAGAGTTGCTGTTAAAAATGGTGAAGAAATAGAGTACTCAGTTATAGAAGAATTTGAAGATAATGGTTGGGAGTTTGAAGCAGGTTCTAACGATGTACCTTCTGGTATTACAAGAGTTAGAGAATACTTTAAACTAGACAATAAAAAGAAAGCACATTTATATATTTTCAAAGACATGTGTCCAAATCTTTGTAGAGAGTTAAAAAACTACCGTTATAAAGAGTACACAGAGATACAGGCTAAGACACGTAACAAATCAGAAGATCCTATAAAGAAAGATGACCATGCTGTCGATGCGTTAAGGTACATGATAATGACACGACCAAACACGCCATCAAAACCAGCAGTGGAAAAGACAAGGATACAAAAGGATATAGAAAGACTTTTAAAACCTAAAATTCTAAATAATAGTGAGTGGGACACGACATAATAAATAACAATAAAAAGTATGTTAAATTTTGGAGAAGCATTAGAAGCTTTAAAATCAGGTAAACAAGTTACAAGGGATAATTGGAATGGTGAAGGAATGTTCCTTGAACTTCAAGTACCAGACGAAAATAGCAAAATGAGTTTACCTTACATTTACATTAATACAGTAGATGAAACATTAGTTCCTTGGGTAGCATCGCAAACCGATATGTTATCAAAAGACTGGATTGAATTAACCGAATAACTATTTAAATAAATAACAATAAAAAGTATGGCAAGAAAAGAACAAGATGGTGAGATAATCAATCCACCAATTAAACAATCAAGACAATCAAAAGCACCAAACGAACAAGCAAGGATAGATCCAGATTTTGAAGCAAGAGCAAGAGCGTATCAAGAACAAGTTGAACTTTTACAAAAGAAATTCGACATTGCACAGAGACCAATCATTACTCCATATGGTCCAGATATTCAACTATTTGATGCTACACCACAAGAAGAGAAACCACAAACAGAAACAATTGCTAGAATATAACCAAAAAATGTATGAAAGTAGAACCAAAAGAAGGTGTTTTATTAATTAAGAAACACGAAAAAACTAAACTGAAGGTTGACATTGTTACTACAGAAACTGACGAGGACAAAAGATTGATTACTGGTGAAGTCCTAGAAGGTTCGTTAAAAGGTAAGACTGTAATCTTTGGTAAGTACGCAATTTATGAATTAGTATTGCAAGGCGAAAAGTTCTTCTTCTTAAACGAAGAAGATACAATTGGCGTTTGCGATTATAAAGAATAAAAACATGTATAAAGAAATCTTATTTGAGGAAGATGCACGTAAAAAGATTATTGATGGTGTAAACACAGTCGCAAAAGCTGTAAACATTACACTTGGTCCTAAAGGACAGAACGTAATCTTTGAAGAGAGCACATTTCCAACAATTACAAAAGACGGTGTAACAGTAGCCCAGCAAATATTCTTAGAAGATAAGTTCGAGAATATGGGTGTAATGCTCGCACGTGAGTGTGCAGAGAATACTAACCGAGATGCTGGAGATGGCACAACAAGTACAATAGTACTTTTACAATCAATGGTTAAAGAAGCCAATAAATACATTGTTGCAGGAATGAATCCAATCCTTATTAAAAGGGGTATGGATATAGCATTAAAACAAATTTTAATTAATTTGGAAAAGCAAGTAAAGAAAATAAAAACAGACGAAGAGAAGTTACAGATTGCTACAATTTCTGCCAATAATGATGAAAAACTTGGCAAGTTAATTAGCGATGTTATTAAAAAGATAGGTGCAGATGGTATAGTGACGACGCAAAACTCTAACTCAGTTGAAACTGAAGTAGAATACGTTAAAGGTTTACAATTAAATAGTGGATATGAGTCTCACATGTTTATTAACGACTCACGAAGGTTGGCTACTGCTATGGATAATCCAACCATAATTGTTTGTACAGATGCTATTATAAACCAAGACCAATTAGTACCTATTATAGAAAACTTAGTTACACAAAGTAAAAGACAATTAGTATTATTTTCAGATAAAATCGAAGGAAGTGCTTTAGCATTTTTAGTGCAAAATCACTTACTTGGTAAATTTACATGCGTTCCTGTCAAGTTACCATCGTTTGGTGATTACAGGAAAGACTTAATATACGACTTAGCAACACTTGTTAATGCTACCGTTCTTGGTAATGAAGAAGCTGTTACGTTGGAAAATGCTACATCAGAAGAATGTGGTACATGCAAGAGCCTTATTGTTACAAGAGATAAGACAATTATATCTGGTGGCGAAGGCAATATCAGTAATAAGATTACTGAAGTAAAATCAATGCTAAAGGATGAAAAAGATATCTTTAAGCAGGAAAAATTAAAAGACAGACTTGGTAGATTGACTGGATCTGTCGCAAATATTAAAGTAGGTGGTGCTTCCGAGACGGAACAAACCGAAATTAAATATAGAATAGAAGATGCGTTAAATTCAACTAAAGCTGCTATTAAAGAAGGTATAGTAGAAGGTGGTGGCGTTGCTTTACTTAAATGTTTAGATCCATTTGAATCTAACCAAAAAGAAATTAATGCTGGATTATCTATAGTATATAATTCTCTTAGAAAACCATTAGAGAAGATAGCAGAAAACGCTGGAGAGAATGGAGAAGCAATATCATCTAAGGTTTACGATATAGGTTTAGGTTACAATGCTTTAACTTCTAACTTTGGTGATTTGTTTAAGATGGGAGTTATAGATCCTTTCAAAGTAGTTAAAAATGAAATACAAAACTCTGTTGCGACTGCTGGTATATTAATTACATCAGGAGCTGCAATTGCATTAAAGGAGAAAAAAGATGACAAGTAGCATTATATTAATAGTATTAATACTTGTACTTGTATTTATATTTATTTTATACAAAGAAAGAAAATACACAGAAGCAGAGGGTGAAAGGTTCAGAGAGTTTGTAAGAGCCGTTAAGTCTAAAACATTGGAAGAATACGAACAAACAATACCAATAAAAAGCAAAGTACCAGAAGAACCAAAAGATGAGTTTGTTGAATTAGACGAGGTTGACCCGAGCGTACTATTGAATACAGTAAAAAAGAAATAATATGCAGATAACAAAAGTGCAGATTCGTAAAATTGTTCCAAAAGAAGGACTAATAGGATTTGCTTCATTTGTAATAGACGATAGTTTATATATAGGAAACGTTGGTATTTTCTCTAGATTAAATAAAGATAATTTCAGATTAATTTTTCCAGAGAAGAAAGTTAATAATAAAAAAATACCTATTTTCTATCCCTTAACTACGGACTTCTATTATACATTAGAAGACGTCGTTAACGAAGAAATAAAAAAATAATTTATGGAGCTTAAAGATCTCAGAGGAAAAGTTGAGACTGGCAAAAATAGCGGTGATACAGCCAAGTTTATCTCTACTCTTTACGATGATTCTTCAAGAATGTTCTTGAAACAACATCGTGATTGGTACATCAATGAACGTTTTGCAAGAGGTGATCATTGGATTGTTTACAATAAAACATTAAATAAAGTTCAATCTTTACCAGTTAGTGATGGAGAAATCCGCAGAACTGTTAATAAAATACGATCACAGATACGTGGTATTAAAAACTTTATTAAAAAGAATCAACCACGTTGGGAAGTACACCCAGACGATGTTACCGATGAAGCAATGGCTGAAGCTAAGAAAAAGAATAAAATACTTCAGAACATTTACAGAACACGAAGACTTCCATTAGCATTAACAGATCAAATTGTTAATTCAATGAAGTTTTCTGTTGGTATATTAGAAGCTGGTGTTATTAAAAAGGATGGTAAAGATTATTTAGACTTTTGGGTAGATGATACATTTGATATAATATTTGATCCAATTGCTACAAAGGTACAGGATTGTAGGTTTATTATAAAGACTTTTAAAAAGCCAGTAACTACAATTAAGAGTACATATGATGTTAAAACAATTGTAGCAGATAACAAAGAAGCTGCTGCTCAATATAAAGAACAGTTAGAGAATGAAAAATATAATCGTGGTGGTGGTAAAGGAAAAGATTTAGAAACATCTATTATTAGAGAGTTTTGGTTAAAATGGGAAGAAGATGGTAAACAAAAAGTTAGAGTAATAACAAGTATAGATAATCAAGTATTAAGAGTATTCGATACATCATATAAGCGTTATCCGTTTTTCATATATAATCCAGAGAAGACGTCTAATTCAATTTATTCTGATCCCTGGATTAAGGACCTTATTTCACTTAATAAGTCCTTAGATAAGACAGCATCGCAAATTGAAACATACATTCAACGTATGCTTGGTGGTAAGTATCTTATCAAACAAGGCGTTGAAGTATCTACAATAACCGATAAGGGTGCTGAAAAGATTTACTATAAAGGTAATGTCCCACCAGTACAGCAAAACTTACAACCACTACCTGCTGCTCCGTTTACATACACGAACAGCTTAGAGAGGTGGATAGAAGAACTTGGTGGCATTAGAGAAGCAAGTCTTGGCAGAATGCCAGGATCTGCACAGTCTGGAAAAGCAATTGAGGCACTTCAGCTTGCAGATGCTGGTACAGTAGCTGAACCAATAGAAGCATTAGAGTTAATGCTTGAAGATGTTGGTGAATTTGTACTAGAAGTTATTTCAGATTATAATTTAGCCTCAGAGGAGATTATAGAAGATGGTGAAAAAATTAAGTATGTGGGTGATATCAAAAATCCCCCTCAGGATGCAACTGTTGTTAAGCCAGCTCAGGTTAAGGTAGTAATCGTACCAGAGGTAGCATACTCAGAAGAAGCTAAAAAAGAATGGATATTAAGACTAGCAGAAGCTGGATTGGTTGATGCTGAAACAGTACTTGAGAAGTTTTCAATATCTAATATTGGAGATATTATCGAAAGAGTTAGAAAACAAAAAGAAGAACAGTATAAAGAAGAAATGATGAAGCAAAAAGAATCTCACAGAACATCTGGTGAAGCTCCAGAGGATAGTGCAGACTTAGCAGACCAAGAGAATATGCAAATGGCTGCTGGACAGCAAGTACCTGCAACACCACAAGCATTGTGGACACCAGAGCATCTTGAATTACATATGGCATTTATACAACAGAATGCAGATGCATATGATCAAGTTGGAATTAAAGAATTATTCGATGATCATATAACAACCGAACAAGGATATTCACAACAATAATTAATAATATAAAATAATGAAAAAATTACTTAAATGGGTAAATGAAAGATTTGTAAAGATGGATATATTCGATGTTGCACTTATAAAGTTATGTGTAGCATCAGTAGTTCTATTTATTATAACAGTTTCATCTACCGTAATGGATTTAGTAGTTCAGGTTAATCCTTGGATTTTCCTAGCTGCTGGAATAGTTTTCTGGATAAGACCAGTTTACAAAACATTCTTTAAAAAATAAAAATTAAGTATTGACATATTTCTCAGTCGGAACTGAGTTAACAAATTTCGTTAAATATTAACAATAAATGTATGCCAGACCCAAAAGAGGTCGAGGATGTAAACAAAACCCCAGATGGGGGTACTGAAACTCCTCCAGTAGAACCATCGAAAGAAGTAACTTCGCCAGAAGTAAAAACGGAACCAACTCCAGGTGGAGAAGGTAATGAAAATGCAGATATTGTCAAGTTAAGAAGCCAAGTTGATAACCTTAACATTGCTTTAAAGCAAGAAAGGGATAAACCAAGGGTTGATCCTAAAAAGGTTGAAGATTTGGAGAAAAAGCTTGAGGAATCCGAGATAATCAGTGAGAGGTTAAAGAGTGTGTTTGTTCCTAAAGAGGAAGATCCACAGGAAGCTAACCCTGACTATATGACAAAAGAAGAAGCTGAATCGTTTTTTACTCAAAAAACAGAAGAGCAAGAAACAGCAAAGAAAGAGCAGAGTCATAGAGAAATGATTAAAAGCCAAATAACTGAGCTAGAAAGCTCATGGACTGGTGAAGACGGAAAACCCAAGTACAGTGATAAGGAAATTCTTAAATGGCAAGAGGCGAATAATAAATTGTACCTCACGCCTAAAGAGGCATTTTCAGAAATGAAGCACGATGAAATTATTGATTACGAGGTTAAGCAACGCTTAGCTGGTAAGAAACCAGTTGAAAACGTTGAGAGACCAGGTGGTGGTGGCGGTGAACCAGCAGCTCCTCAGGAGAAAACCCCACAATCAGATCAAGAAACACGTGCTGCAATCATAGAAGCTATGGATAATGTTAGCTCAGAAGGCTAGAGGTCTAACAGAAATATAAAATTATGGCACAGTCAGTTACAAACCTGGCAGGAGCAGCAATGAGAGTTTATGACAAAGTTGTTCATGAACAGATATTTACAAAGAACGTACTTTGGAATAACATCTTAAGAAACGTTGCTCATACACAGGGTTCGACTTCTAAATACATGTCAGTACATAGGGGTCGTAATGTTGGTTCTGCTGCTGGTAGTGAATCTTTCACTTTACCAACTGCTGGAAATCAACAGTACACACAAGCAACAATTACGATGAAATATAACTTTCATCAGATCAGTTTAACTGATGTTGCTTTACAAGCGTCAAAAAGGTCAAAAGAGTTTTTAGTTAACGCATTAGAATCAGAATACAATGGTGCTAAAAACGATATGCAGCGACAGTTAAGTCGTCAAGGTTATGGTGTAGGTACAGGTGTGATTTGTCGTGTAAACGATGGGGCAGTTGATACCACACTAACGTTCGATACTCCAATGGTTGGTAAGTATCCAGCAGATTACTTTGATATCGACAATGCAATCATGTTTGATTCTACTGCTGGTTCTGCTACCAGTGCAGCTTATACTACGGTTACAGCTATTACTGGTAACTATGACATGACAGTTACAAGTGCTAGTGGTGTAGCAGATGACGATTACGTTTATCTTGCTCACGCTAATGGAACTACAAGTCCAACAGTTTCTAATATTAATGCTGAGGTTTTAGGACTAAAGGCATTGATTGACGATTCTAGTAACTTAGTAACATTGCATAACATTAGCAGATCTACATACATTTGGTGGAAATCATATGTAAGTTCAAACGCTACACAGCGTTCTTTAACAGAGGATCTAATGCACACAACCTACTTAGAGAGTAGGAAAAAAGGTAATCCTTCATACGGATTAACTCACTTTGATGTGTATAGTGCTTTCGGACAGATATTGAGTCCAGACAGACGATATACCAGTAAAATGCAACTTAACGGTGGCTTTACAGGTTTAGAGTTTAATGGTCTTCCAATTGTCCCTGATTACGACTGCCCTTACGACGAACTATATTTCGTTGACAAGAGCACACTATCAGTAGAAGATTTAGCCCCAATTTCATTTTTGAATGAAGATGGTTCTATTTTAGACAGAAGTGCGACAACTCCTGCTTGGAATGCTACATTGAGATACTACGCTCAGTTAGCAAACTCAGCTCCTAACAAGAGTTCTGCCCTTAGAGACGTAATTAAATAGCTTGAATATTTAATTGATACATTGTAGGGGAGGGAAACTTCCCCTACAAGAATTAGTTAAGTATCCCTCTTTGGTCGAGAGGGGGTAAACTATTAATTAATAACTAAACAAAATATATGATAAAAGATAGAAATTTAGACACATTGGCTTTTAAGTTTTATACTATTCTAAAGCCAGATGTAGCAGTTGATAGTATCGTTGCTGCAGAAGATATTTCTGGTGGTGATGTTGCTACTTGCACACTTGCAAAAACAACATTAGATTATCCTAGAAATTTGCTTTATACCGTAACTGATGACTCTGGTTCTGCTACAGCAGCAACTTTTGTTGTTATCGGTATAGACCAATTTGGTGAAATAGTTACTGAATCAACAGCTGTTACTTATGCTGTTGCTGTCTCAGGAGAACAAATCTTTTCAGAGATTACAAGTATTGCAACTGTAAACACATCTGGAGAGGCTGCTTCTGATACTGCCGATGTAGGAGTAAGTATTGAAACCGATGTAGCTTCTTTCGGATTACCCGATAAGATTGGTGCTGTAGCGGATGTTAAAGCAATTACCTTAATTAACGATGGTGTTGTTGAAATGCAAAATGTAGATTCAACATCTGTTGTATTAGCTCCTAGGCATTGTTATAGACCAGAACAAACTGTTGAGGTTGTTGACGATTATATCATTAGATATAAGAGTTCATTTTATAATTAATTTAAAAATGCATGAAATTAGAAAATAAAAGCCCGAATGCATTTGAGGTAACCTTCAATGGTGCAACATTTGATATACCAGTTGGTGTATTTGATGTTCAGGATGACACACTTGGTGCTCATATTTTAGATCAATCTAAAAAGTGGGACAAGAATGTTATTCAAGTTTCAGCAGAAGTAAAAGAACAAATTGTAAAAGAAGAAACTCCAAAGAAAGAAGCACCAGCTAAGAAAACAGCAGGTGCAACCTCAGATAGTCTACCAAAATCAAAATAAAACATATGGATAAGTTAGAACGTCAATTGAAGTTGTATGACCGTTTCTTACGAGTTAAGAAATTGTTAAATGGTACTGTACAAGTTTACAGGCTTTCACCATTTTCTCGACGTCAATACGACGTTCTAACCATCCAGAATAAACATATAGGTAGTAGCGATTGGATATTAAGAGAAGTCAATCTTAAAGATAATCAAAAACATGATATAGCTGGTTCTGTTAAAGATCAAAACATTCGTAAAAGAATGGAAAGAGATGATAACAGAGCACATAAAGAAATGGCAGATTTCATGTTAAAAGATCAGATTGTAGTCTAAAAAAATAAAATTAAAATTATGGCACAGGAAAAGAAAGTTAAGCTCATAAAGGTGCTTGATTCTGTTACTCTTGAAGGTACTGAAGCCAGTACACAAGCTGCTGCAAGCCGTGTTATAGTTGATTCCTATTATAGTGATCAGCTTAATTTGGTTTGTAAATATACAACTGGTACTGCAGAAACAAATAACATAGCTTACCTAAAGGTCTGGGGTTATGTTGGACAATACACACCAAATAATAATTATCCATACGGTACTACTATAAATACTGATATAACAGGTGATTCAGATAACTGGATACAGATTGGTACATTTGATACTACATCTGGTACATCAACATTTACTGCTAGTTCATATAAGATAACTGGAGCTGCTGCTGCAACTACTTACGATGCTCACTTTGCACTTGGAATTACATTTCCAAAAATTAGAGTGTCTGCATACGAATCAGGTGTTGCAAGTGTTAAAGGAAATCTTAGTGCTTGGATATTAGTACAATAAATATATGACCTATACCAATCGAATTAATTCTAATCCAATTAAACTTGGAAGTAGCGTAGAGATACGTTCTGGTGCATCTAGCACTGCAGCTACAATTGCTGCTGAGTATGTTACAACTGGTTACGAGCCTAGTGTTGGTACATTATATTTATCTACATCTGGGATAGCTTTTATACATGATAGTTCTGGTACTACTTCTTATAACTGGTCTGCATTATCAGATCTTGGTCCATCAGCGAGTCCATCGTTGAGCCAATCCTTAAGTCCAAGTATCAGTTCTTCGACAAGTCCTAGTACTTCATTGAGTCCAAGTATTAGTCCTTCAACAAGTCCTAGTACTTCATTGAGTCCAAGTATTAGTCCTTCAACAAGTCCTAGTACTTCTCTAAGTCCTAGTTTGAGTCCAAGTTTGAGTCCAAGTATCAGTCCTTCGACAAGTCCTAGTACTTCTCTAAGTCCTAGCATTAGTCCATCGGTAAGTCCTAGTACATCATTGAGCCCAAGTTTGAGTCCAAGTATCAGTCCTTCGACAAGTCCAAGTCAATCTTTAAGTCCAAGTTTAAGTTCATCAATTTCTCCTAGTATAAGTCCTTCAGTATCTCCTGAACCATCAGTAAGTCCTTCTGTAAGTCCTTCAATTTAATAAAGTAATTAAGTAATATCTATGAAATACACAAGAGATATAATTGCAGTTATTATTATATTAGCTGCAGCAGTTAGTTTGTTTATTACTGTTAATGAAACTGGTGAGGAGTTAATAAGGTATCTCGCTATATTAATTGTCGGTTTCTTTTTTGGTGCTAAAGAGATTCCAATAGCAACTGCTTTTAAAGAGGGTAAAAAGAAATAACTATGGAAGACTGGCTAATAAAAATTATTGAAGAGAATGCTCATCATATTGCAATAATGAATGATGAGCTTGGTCAGATTGTAATAAGACTCACTATTTTAGAGCAAAAGACTAATTTAATTCTAGGGATTGTTACATTTGTAGCTGTTTCCATAGGTGGTTTATTTATAGGATATTGTTGGAAAAAACTATTCAAAAATAGTAACAGTGAATAAATATGAATCTAGAAAAAAACTTTAATCCAGGTGCATATCCCGATAGACCTGATAGTAGGGATTACAAATATAAATATACAGTCTTTGGTACACCTATCATTGATTGGGAAAAAGGGTTCGACATTGAGAAAAATTTAGGCATCACACTTGTAGTGGAGAACCAAAATAGTTCTTCTTCTTGCGTAGGGCAAGCATGGGCTAAGTATGCTGAAGTATTAAATTATGTAGAAACTGGTGAATTAGTTAACCATTCTTCAAAGTCTATCTATGAGCAGATTTACCTTCCTGGTGGTGGTGCTTACATAAGAGATGGAGGTAAAGCAATAGTTGATGGTGGTATATCTTTAGAAAAAACATTACCTTCTTACGAGGGTATGAATAATGATACCCCACCTTCTGAAGAGTATATGACAAATCAGACAATAGACGATGAGATTAGAAAAGAAATGCTAGTTTATCAAGCTAAAGAGTATCGATCTATTAATACATTAAATGCTGATTTAATTGCTTATTCTATTAAAAGTAACTATGGAGCAGTTTCTGGAGCTCTTGGAGATAATATTGGTTGGAAAGATTGGATAGTTAAACCACCAACAAGTTCTAATCCCTGGGGACATGCAATCTATTTTATAGCCTTTGGTCAAGATGAGAGGGGTAAATGGTTTGATTTTATTAACTCGTGGGGTAATAGCTGGGGTAGTAACGGAAGAGGTAGAATGTATTTTGATGAATATGCTATGCCAATTAACACTTTTGGTATTTGGACATTAATTGATAAACCTAATCTAGAAGAAGATATGTTAATAGTAACAACAAACGATAAACCTGCTATTTATTTAATTAGAATGAATAAAAGGATTATGATTGTCGATATGCCAACATTAGAAGCTCTTAAAGAAAAGTTTAAGATTATCTCTGATGAAGAAATGAGTACATATGAAGATGGTGGCACATTAATTTGGACAGATCGTATAATAAATTAAATAAAAATGTATGAAGTTATCTATAGTTATACCAAGTTATAAAGACCCATTGCTACATAAAACAATAGATGATTTACTAGAAAAAGCAGAGGGTGAAATAGAGATAATTCCAGTTCTAGATGGTTATTGGACAACAGAGCCAATCAGGGAAGATCCACGTATTAAAATAGTACACCTTGGAAAAAACAGGGGTATGAGAGATGCTATTAATGCTGGTGTGCTTGTTTCTACTGGTGATTACTTAATGAGAGCAGATGAGCACCAAATGTTTGATAAGGGGTTTGATACAAAGATATTAAGCACTATAGAAGACAATTGGATAGTAACACCTAGAAGATACGCACTTGATGTTAAAAAGTGGGAGATAATGGATGAGATTCCTCCTGTTGATTATATGGCATTAAGAATAGGTAGAGTTAGCGATACTGTTAGTAAGTTTGCTGGAGTTGTTAAACCAGGAGATGATAAACAGATGATTCAGGAAAGTATGGCTATGCAAGGTAGTTGTTGGTTTATGAAAAAAAGCTTGTGGGAAAATGTTATTGTTAAATTACAGACAGAAGGATATGGTCCACTTTACCAAGACTCACATGAGATGGTGTTTAAATTATGGAAAGCTGGTGGTAAGTTAATGATTAATAAGAATACATGGCACGCACACAAACATAGAAGCTTTCCAAGAACACATAATAATGGGACTAAAGAGAACCCATCAAATAATGAACAATGTTTTAAATATTCATTAGAACAATGGCAAGAGTACTTTGAAAAAGAGATTAAATCTAAATGGAAGACATGATTAGTATAATTATACCAGCATATAAAGAACCTTTTCTTAATAAAACAATTGATTCTTTACTTAAAAATGCTGTTGATGAAATTGAAATAATACCAGTATTTGATGGATGGAAATTAAATGAAGATTTAATTGTAGATGATAGAGTCAAACCTATTTATTTTAAAAAACAACAAGGTATGCGTTCAGCTATTAATGCTGGTATTAAAACTGCCACAGGAAAGTTTATCATGAAAGTAGATGCTCATTGTGCTTTTGCACCTGGCTTTGATAAAGTATTAACTGATAGTTGTAAAGATAATTGGTTAATGATTCCAATGCGTTATTCTCTTATAGAAAACACGTGGGAAAGAAATAAGAGAAGATTAGTTGTAAATTATCATTATATTAATTTTCCAATGATAGTTGATTATGGTTTGAGTATATTTCCAATGAATTGGACAAAAATGACACTTAAACGTAGAGACTCTAAGTATAATATAGATGATACAATGACATTTCAAGGTAGTTGTTGGTTAGCTAATAGACAATACTTTTTAGATAAGATTGGTTTATTAAATGGTAGTATAGATGCTTATGGACAATTTGGTTGTGAACAATTAGAGATTGGATTAAAGTATTGGCTAGGTGGTGGCGAAGTAAAGGTAAATAAAAATACTTGGTATGCTCATTTGTGTAAAATGAAAAAACATTATGCAAAGAACATATTTTCTCGTATTTATAAAAAAAATATATATACAAAAAAAACAAGAGCATGGTGTACTGACCATTGGTTAAATAATAAGGAGCCAAATATGATTCATGATTTTTCTTGGTTAATTGAAAAATTTTGGCAAATTCCTACATGGAATGATAATTGGCAAGAAGAATATAAAAAATTAGAAGTATATGCAAGAAAAAACAAATTTATGTAAACTAGCGTTTAAATATAAAACAGATAAATGTGTTGAGTTTAAACATAACTATACACCTCTTTATTATGAATTATTTAATCCAATAAAAGATAAAGTAAAAAAAGTTTTAGAGATAGGTATTGGTGGTCCAGATATAATGACACATTGTGGAGATGATTATGTACTTGGTGCAAGTCTACATATGTGGAGAGATTTTTTCCCACAAGCACAAATATATGGTATAGATATTATTCCAGAGTATGTTTTTGAAAAAGATAGAATTAAAACATTTGTAAAAGACCAAAACAGTAAAGACGATTTAGAAAGTTTAATTAAAGAAATTGGTAATGACATTGACATAGTTATAGATGATGGTTGTCATCGTAGTAAATCACAAATATTTAGTTGCAAAACATTAATGCCATTATTAAAAAAAGATGTTATATATGTAATTGAAGATATGTTTTTACCAAATACTGTTAATAAGGCTATGTCAAAAGATTATGATTGTAATTTAATTAGAGCTACTGATAAAAGAAGAGACAGTTGGTTATTGATAATTAAAAATAAAAAATGAATATTGAAACAGTAATTAAAGACTTAAATGATTTAGATGTTCATCGTCATCGTAGAATATGGAAACCATTTATGGAAAAATATGATTGTCAGGTAATTGCAGAATTAGGAGTAAGGTCTGGACAAAACTTTTTAGAAATGATTGCACATAATCCTAAAGAAGCTGTGGCAGTTGATTGTTGGATAGATGATGGTGTATTAGCTAGAAATGATACGCTAGGAACACAAGATGCTCTTGACAAACAATATTTAGATTTTAATAAAAAAGTTGAAGATAAGCTCTTTGTTAAAATTAATAGAGGATATACCATAGAAGAAGTTAAACATTTTGAAGATAATTATTTTGACTTAATCTATGTAGACGCTGACCATACATACTCTGCTTGTTTACGTGATATAGTAGATTGGTATCCAAAAGTTAAATCTGGTGGATTTTTATTAGGAGATGACTATAGACCTGGATATAAAACTTCATCTGGTATTGTATTTGGAGTAGTAGAGGCAGTAAAAGAATTTGCAAAAAATAATAATTTAAAATTTTATCCAATAAGTTATCATGGGTGGGTTATTATAAAACCATAATATGTTATCAATAATAATACCAGCAAGAACAGAAAAGTTTCTTAATCGAACAATTGAAGATGTTTTATTTAAAGCGACTGGTGAAATTGAAGTTTTGGTTGTTTTAGATGGGTATGGAGACCATCCTTATAAGCCAATCAAAGATAAAAGAGTAAAGTATATTTCTTTTCCTTTGCCCTACAACGATGAAAGAAGAAAACGACAAGCTGTTAATGCTGCGGTATCAATTTCTAATGGAGAATATATTTGTTGGCTAGATGCTCATTGTGTTGTAGCTCCTGGCTTTGATAAAGTTTTAATTAGAGATTGTCAAGACGATTGGGTAATAGTTCCAAGTAGATATTACATGGATATAGAAAAATGGGATAGAGTAATTTCACCAGATTTACCACCAGAAGATTATAGATATTGGCAATGGTCTTCTTTAAAAAGTGGAAAGCGTTTTAAACAATGGAGATGGGGTAAAAAGTGTGAAGATAGAAAGGATGTTTTAATAGATGATATTTTTTGTACACAAGCTTCGTTTTTCTTTATGAAACGTAAGTGGTTTGATAAATGTGGTTTTATGAAAACTGAAGGATATACTGGTTGGGGTGAAGAGGGAGAAGAAATTTGTATGACAACGCTTCTTAATGGTGGTAGAGTAGTAGTTGATAAAAATACTTGGTATGGTCATCTAGGAAAAGAACAGATGGGAAAACGAATGTATAAATATGTAAGTGTTGAACCGTGCTATGAATATTCGTATAATTATTGGATTAATGAACAAAAAGAGTTTTTTATTAAAACAATAAATAAGTTTATGCCGATACCTAATTATCCGTTAAACTGGGAAGATATAATTTATGAAAATTAGTAGACCAAAATGTTATTCTAGTCACAATGGTATACTTATTAAAGCCCTTTTATCTAGTAAAGGACCTGTATGCGAACTTGGATGTGGGTTATTTTCAACGCCATTACTTCATTGGCTTTGTAAGGAGATGAATAGAGAATTAATAACGTATGAGAATAGTATGGAATATTTCCCATTTGCTAAATCTTTTCAAAGTAGATTACATAGAATTAGAAAAATAGAAAGTTGGGATGATGTAGATTTTAAAAAACATTTTGGTGTTGTATTGATTGACCATGAACCAAGTGAAAGAAGAGGACCAGATGCTATAAGATTTAAAGATAATGCTGATTATCTTGTACTACATGATACTGAACCAAAAACACATAAAATTTATGGTTACGATAAGGCTTTTTCACAGTTTAAATATAGGTATGATTGGAAAAAGGGATTTCCAAATACAAGTATAGTAAGTAATTTTTATTCATTAGATAAATTTGATGATGTATTATGAAAAATCTTTTAATTTATATTAATCCAGATAGAAAATTTGATGAAGAAACTCAAATATTAGTTAAGATACAAATTGACAATAGTTTAGATTTAGGCTGGAAGAGAGAAGATATAATGTTAGTAACTAACTTTGACTATGAATATGATGGAGTAAAAGCATTAGTTATTAATGATAGTGCGTACTGTTCTATTAGACCACACTCAACAAAAACTACAACAATTCATTATCTTTTTGAACATGAATTAATAGAATCTGGAATATTATACTGGGTTCATGATTTTGACAATTTTCAATCAGTACCAATTTCAAAAATTGAAGCTAAAATATTAATAGGTTTTCTAGATATGGGATTATCTGATTATGGTAGACTTCCCAAGTGGAGTACTGGAAGTATCTTTTTTAGAATAGGTGCAAGAGATATTTTTAAATTAATGACAGAAACTATTTATAAAAAACACATAGATGAAGAAAAAGCATTATCTAAACTCACTAATGAAAATATTAATGATATTACCAGTAGAGTAAAGAAAATAAATATATCTTATAATTTTCAAGTTAATGATTTACAATTATATTATCCAGAAGCATTAAAACCATTAAGAGTTCTTCATTTTCATCCATTTAAAAATAATCTAGGCAAGAATCCTTTAGACTTTTTTCTACATGGTAACAATGAAATAAGTACAGTCTTAGCATCAAAGCGTTTAATAAATATATTTAAAAAGTATGACATTGCCTAATGCAACTATAATTTATTATACAGCAAATACAGAGAAAGAATCTTTTGAAAAAAAGATGAGAGACAATATACTTAAACAAACAGATCTTCCAATCATAAGTGTATCTAGAAAACCAATAGATTTTGGAAAGAATATTTGTATAGGTGAACAATCAGTTTGTTATCCCAATTCCTTTAGACAACTTTTAATAGGGTTGAAAGAAGCTAAAACAAAGTTTTGTATAGCTGCTGAATCGGATTGTCTATACCCACCAGAGTATTTTCAGTTTACACCACCAACGGAAGATAATGCTTATAGATACCATAATATTTGGATTCATTTTGATGGTAGAGATAAGTTTTGGCAAAAGAGATATGTAGAAGGAGCTCAGATGTGTGGTAGGGAATATTGGATTGAACAAATAGAGAGAGTGTTGGATGGACAGGAAGATTGGAAAGATTTCCAAGTAAACCCACCGTTCATTTTTACAACAAAAGATAAATATAAGTGGACATCAGAAAATCCTGTTCTTTATTTTAAAACAAGAGAAGGTATAGGATTTAAAACTGGTTTCCTTGACGGTTCAAAAACTTCAATACCATATTGGGGTTCTGCTGAGAAAGTAAAAAAAGAATATTTATGAATAATCTAGGAATAATTTATTATACCGATAATAGAATAGGTGCTCCTATTATACCAATTTGCCAAAAGCAATTACTTAAAGCTAAATTACCTATTAGTAGCTGTTCTTTAAAACCAATAGATTTTGGAGATAATATAGTATTGGAAAATAGAAAAAGAAGTTATCCAACAATGGTGCTGCAAATAATAATGGCACTAGAAGCATGTAAATCTAAGTATGTATTTTTTTGTGAGCATGATGTACTTTATCCTGAATCACATTTTGATTTTACACCTCCCAAAGATAATATTTTTTACTATAACAATAATGTTTGGCGTTGGCATATTAAGACAGGTTTTGCCATTACTTATGATAGAATGTTACCTTTATCGGTACTGTGTGTCAATAGAGAATTTGTTTTAAATCATTATAAATTAAGACAAGAAAAAATAAAAGAATGGAAGTTAGATGAACTTAGATATAAAGAACCAAGATGGGCAAGAAAATGGGGATATGAACCTGGCACAAAGAAAAAAAGACGTGGTGGTTTTACTGATGATGACTTTGATATTTGGACTTCTAAAGATCCAGTTGTAGATATTAGACATAAACGTACCTTTTCTAGTCCAAAAATTACACTAGAAAGTTTTATACATAAACCAACAAATTGGATACAAATTCCTTTTGAGGAAGTACCGTATTGGAATTTAGGAGATTTATTTCCTAAATATAGAAATGAACAAAAAATAAATAAAGATCATCAAGTAGTATAATTAACTATATAAAAGAAAGTGTATGAGAGAACTATCAATTCTAATTCCTAGTCGTAACGAAATGTTTCTTGCTAGGACTATACAAGATATATTAGAAAATATAGAAGCAGACACGGAAATAATTGCAGTAATGGATGGTCAATGGACAGATCCACCAATAGTAGATAACGATAGAGTAAATATAATACGTACTGGTAAACCAGTTGGACAAAGAGCTGCTACTAATTTAGGTGCAAAGCTAAGTAGAGCTAAATATGTAATGAAAGTAGATGCACATTGTTCATTTGATAAAGGCTTTGATAGGAAAATGATTGAAGGTTTTAAAAAGATGGGTGATGACAATACAATGGTTCCAATTATGAGGAACTTGTGGGCATTTGATTGGAAATGTAAGCAATGTGGTAAGAAATGGTATCAAGGACCAACACCAACAAAGTGCAAAGAAGAGAAGTATAAGGTTACTGGTAAACCGTGTGAGAGTAAAAGGTTTATGAGAAAGATGATATGGGTTGGTAAAAAAAGACCACAAAGTGTATCATATTGCTTTGATGCATCACCGCACTTTCAATACTTTAATCAGTATAAGAAAACAGAGGATTTTAAAAAACAGTTTGAATCTGGCTTCACAGAAACAATGTCTTTACAAGGTAGTGCATTTATGTGTACTAGAGAAAACTTCTGGAAACTTAAATTAAGCGAGGAAGAACTAGGGAACTGGGGCAACCAAGGAATAGAGGTTGCTTGCAAGACTTGGTTAAGTGGACAGAAGGTATTAGTTAACCATAGTACTTGGTATGCTCATATGTTTAGAACACAGGGTGGAGATTTCAGTTTTCCTTATGAGCAAAGAGGTAAAAATGTTTCTAGAACAAAAAAAGCTGTTAAAGACTTAATTTGGAATAATAAGTTAGATAATCAA